CCATCAGGGCGGGAACCATGCCGATGACCTCGGCGTCCCAAAGGTGGTTCGCCCGTTCGCCGATGGGAAGCCAGATGGCCTGCCCGTTCGCCTGGCGGGTGCGGTGTTCCGACTGCATCTGCTTGCGATACTCGTCGCCGGCGTCCTCAGGGTAGGTGTGATGGCCTGCTCGGCGGAGGCGGGAGATGGAGTCCTTGAAGTACAAGTTGGAGAACAGGTAAAGTTTGCAGGAGGTCTGGCCGACTTGGATCACCTTGGCTCGGGCGTAAGGGCGGTAGGCCACCTTGATGCCGTAGGGCGTCTGGATACGCCACGGGAACTCATTCTGGCCGGAACCCTTCGTGGCGTTCCAGGCGTACTTCGCGCACATACGGTAGACGGTATCGGTGTTCGGGCCGTCACCCGAGTCGACGAACACGAAGAAGTCGGAGACCTCCAGGCGTTTCTGGGCTTCCCGAAGTTCCTCCTCGGTGTCGCAGTAACCCCATTGCACCATGCGTGACTTGCCGTCCAAGGCCCACGCCCGGACAATCCAGTAGAAGCCCTTGCGCTGCACGTCGACGGCCATGAAGCGAAGGCGGGCGAACTGCTTGGCCTTCTTGTAATCGTCCTTGAAGGGAGGTTCGGCGAGCTTGCTATCGACCATGAACGCCTCGTCGTCCCAGGCGTCGAGCATCTTGTAGCCCTGCGGCATGACTTCGCCTCCGCCGTCATCAGGATCGTCAGACCAACTGAGGGCCAGACGCTTCTGCTTGAATTCACGACGGGCGACATCGTCACCGTGTTCCTCGAAAGCCTGCTTCGCACGGATGGCCATCTCAGCCAGTTTGCCCCAGTCCAAGCCCCATTGAGCGCAGAGGGAATTCCAATGGAATCCGACTACGCCCTTGGGAGCGTTCTGGTTCATCGGGATGTATTCGCCGGTCAGGTTCAGCTCGGCGCGGACTTCAAACGAATCACGGTAGCGGTGCTTGCATGACTTGCACTCGTAGGTGCAGCCGGCCTTGACCTTGTCCAAGTTCCAGCCGTTCGGTTCACGGGCGTCCTCGGGATAGATCAACTGCTCCCACTCCCACGCCTGGCGGGTTCCGCATTGCGTACACTTGAACGTCCACTCCCGTCGGTCGGACTGGTTCCACAGGTCGGTGATATCGTCGCCCTCGACGCCGCCCTGCGAGACAAGCAGCGACTTGCCCTGCCAGATGAAAGCCGTTCGACGCGCCAAGGCTTCGTTCAGGTGACCCTTTGGCCAGAGCCAGACTTCGTCACCTCCGAGGAATCGGATGGAACGACGCTGGAGGTTCTTCTTGTTATTCGCACCCAAAACCCAGACGGTGTTACGCTCGAAACGGGTCTTCTTCCATTGGTTGCGTTCGGAGTCCTCCATCTTGGCCAGCGTCGCCGGCGTGGCTTCCCACATCGGACGTAGGCGGTCTTTCTGCCAGTCCTGTGCGTTGTCGTCGACGTCCTGCAAGAGCAGCGTCGGCCCAGGCGAACGAGCGGGGATGAAGGTCGACCACAGTTCCAGCAGGGACGATTTGCCCATCTGGACGGCACCCAAGACGACGACGGTGGTGATCTCAGGGTCGCTCAAGGCACGAAGGATTGGAGCGAGGAACGGCGTGGACTCTACTCGGAACGGCCCAGGCTGCGGCGAGCCGGGGACTTCGCGCACGTTGGCTTCCAGCCATGCGACGATATCGCCTTCCGGGTCGGGCGTCATCATCGCACGGATGTGAGCCTCGAAAGTATCGACTGTCTTCGGGTCGATGATCATTCGACTTCGTCGACGGAATCCTCGTCTTCGACCTCGATGGGTTCTTCAGGGTCGACTTCCTTGACCACGGCCTGCTCGGCATAGCCGGCGGCGGCGGACAGACGCTCCAGCATCTTCTTCACCTCGTCGTCGATGGCCTTCATCGCACGTCCCGGGTTGTCGGGGTTTACCCTCGACGCCAGTTTCGTGCCGAGCTGCGTGACCTCTTCACGGACTTGCGCGAACACTCGCCCGAACCTTTCGATGGCGGTCTGGGTGCGGATGTACTCCCGGCTGGCGATCTGCCTCGCCTGGAGTTCCTTCTCCAGCGTCACTAAGGTCTTCACCAACTTATCGTAGGTCGCATAGGATTTGCTGGCGTCGGGCGAGTTGCTGCCGAGGTCGTCAAGGTACTGCTGATACGCCAGAGCCTTCAGTTCGCGCTGACGCTCTACGGTCTCGGTGAAGTCCTTGTCGGGGCGGACGGACGAACCCATGCGTCCGGCACCTCGGGCCATGTACCACGACTCTGCTGCCTCGATGGAGTCGATGGGCATCCCTTGCTGGATGAATTTGTTGATTGCCTGCTTGGTGACGCCGAAGCGGCCGGCTAGGTCGATGGGACGTACCTTGTCGCTCATCGGAGTTTCTTCCTCCGCGCCACGGAAAGTTTCTTACACGCTGATTCGGACTTCATGTACATCGACGGCGGAAGGGATAGGTTACGCTGGATGGTCTTCACCCGAGCGGAGATGGCGGCACGGGTCAGGCGGTGCTGGTTGGCCAGAGCCGTCATGGTCGGCTGGTCGGGCATCCCGAGGGCGAGCTTGATGCACGTCCCGTGCAGCCGGACTTCGGCGTGGGTCGACATATCAATCACGGCGATCACCTTGCGGAGGATGTCCAGCACCATGTCCTGCGTGAAGAGTCTTTCGCTCATCTCCGTGTACGTCCTTTCGCGCATCTGCCATTGCACCGCTTGCAACTGGTTGATGTCGTACCCTTCGCTCTTCGTTTCGTCTTCGTGGTCGGACACGGGTTCGCCTCCGAAGTAACGATGAGCGTGGGGAACCCCGGCATCGTCAGGGTTTCGGTGGTTAAATCCAGTCGCTTCCAATGCCGCCCTATCCACTTTGGAGAGCCGCTTCCAGAACCTTTGGTATTCGTCATAGATTGGCATCGGGATCGCTGGGAGGACAAAGCAAGTCCTCAATCTGACTGGCCACCGATAACATGACCGCCGCCTCGGAGATCAGAAGTTGCGAGACTTCCTCGTCACCGCTCTGCTCATGGATGTGCGCGGCCCGGATGATGTTCATGCCTCCGATGCGTCGCAGGTGCTTGGCGTCGGCTACGAGGGTTTCGCAGGCCGCTCGGAAGTTGTCTCCGCTGATGTCGTTGTTTCGTACCACGGCGTCATGGTTACGCCCGACATCGGCCAAGTCAATCGGCTACCCGTGTCGTGGAAATATCAAACCGTTGTCATCCCGTGCCAGCATCCCGTGACGCATGGCCTTGCGAATCTTGTTCCAGGCGTCCTTCTTCGTCAGCGGCTCGTCATAGCACCGTCCCCACTCGGCGGCGAACAGGTCTCGGATTTCGTGGGCGCGGTAACCCCGGTCGGTCGGGATCAGGTTCAGCACCGCCTGGACGAGCTGGGCGGCTTCCTCCGACTTGGCCGTCCTCGCCTCGTTCAGCCGGCTGATGTGTTCGCGCATCCGCTCGGGCGACAGACGCCATGCCCTCGCCCACGGCGACTCGGGACGACGGGTGATCGCCTGGCCGGCGCGGCGACGGAAGGGGCGGAAGGGTTGGCTCATTGGCCAGACATTTAGCCTACGCCCTCAAAGGCGTAAAGGCTATAATGGCTTGGCCATTATTTACTTTGTTTAATCTCCCTGTAAAGGGAGATACAAAGTAAATGAATTGTCTATATGTATTGCTACTGTGGTTGCTACTGTGGTTGCCTAGACCAACATAGTAGCAAAACATATGGTTTTCGCTGGTTTACCCCCATGTTTTTAGCGGGGTCGGTGGGGCTTCGCCCCCCCCGCTGGCGGACGGGGGAATAGATTCCTTAGTGGGGAGTCTATACATGAGTCGGCGACCCAGGATTAGGGCGGGGTGAATGGGAAAACGCCCCACTTTGCCCCGTTTGCAAGGGTTGCCCCGTATTGACGGCAAGCCCCGCCGCCGTTGTCCAGCTTGCGGACGTTGCCGCCGGTGCCGGCCTGCCGGCCTGCGGTTGCCGTGCTTCCCTTGCCGCTTTGCCGTCCGCGCAACCGCTTGCCGTGCCGTGATCCTACGCCCCGCCCCGTGCCGTGCCGATGCCGTCCGCCTGGTCAGCTTGCGGACGTTGCCGCCGCCCCGCTGCCCCGTCCGTCTATATAGGGCCGGACGTAGGGCCATGCCGTGCCGGTGCCGGCAAGGGGTAAGGGTTGCCGCCGCCCTATCCCGTCCGCCTGGCGGACGTTGCGCGGGGCTTGCCGTTGCCGCTTGTGATCACGTCCGCCGGCGGCGGGGCTTCCCATGTCATTAAAGAGGGGTCAAACTTTCTGACAGAATGACATTGACCTGCCGCCGCGCTTCCCTTTGTTTATGTGTCCTATGCAAAACCTAAAAGACGCATTAACCGCCGCCGCAATCGTTTTCCTCATGTGGATCACCGCCGTTGCCTTTCTCTCCCTTTAATTTCCCTACCATGAAAAGCCCTAATTATTTATGGTCACTAGGCTACGGCATGGCCGGCCCCACCGTTGACTTTTGGAAAGCAAACGGCGAACCGGTTGCCGATTTGCTTTTGTCCCCGGACTTCGAGGGAAAAAACGGTTTAGACGGTTCAAAGGAAATTAGCCCCGCCGAAGCGGTTGCACTTGCTCATTCTTATTTCACAAGCGGCGAAGCTGAAAAGCACGGGCCGCTTTTGTCGGACATGAAAGCCCTTAAAAGGGTTTGTTCTTATTTTATGAAGCACGGGCTAAACGAAAAAAACCGCCGCAAATAATTTCCCTAACATGAAAACACCCCTACCTCCCCTCATTCAATCTCACCTTGCCGAAGTCGCCGCAATTGCGGACGGACTCGCGGCAACCGCTTGCGAAGTTGAAAGCGGCAAGCTGGCCGGCCTTAATGTCGCCGGCGTTTTGGATAACTTGGACAACGTTGCGTCCGCCCTGACTTGGGCCGATTTAGAAAACGCGCCGGCCATGTTAAACGCCGCCGCCCGTGCTTTCCGTCAAACCTTCCCCGCTGACAGCTTGGGATGGGAAGACGCTGGCCGCTTGCAATCGATTGCCTATGCAATCGAGCAAGGCCAGGTTGATAACTACATGAAAGAAAACCCCGCCGCCGTTGCCGACTTTTACTTTAAGAAGGAAAACCCCTTTTCTACTCTTTAACCCTTTCCCCTAAAACACATGAAGCCCATAAATGAAACCGTGCCGCCGGTCAAAGCGGCAAACCTATGCCCCACAAAAGCCCCCGCCGTTAACTTGCGCGGCGACTATGCAAGCCCCGGCAAGCTTGCTTTCCGCCCCGCCGCCGCCCCGGTGATCCATCCTGCCGCTTTGCTTCCCTTTAAGATGCCGTCCTATTTGCTTTCCGTAGAAGCTGACGCAAAAACCGACAAAGGAACGGCAAGCGGTTACCTTACCGGTATTCTTTACCTTGCACCGGGGCAGCTTGCGGGGGTTGGTAACCTTTGCCCTCATGCATCGGCCGGTTGCCTTGCCGCTTGTTTGTTTACGGCCGGACGTGCCGGCATATTTGAAGCGGTCAACGCCGCCCGTGTCATGCGTACCCGTTTCCTGCATGATAACCGCGCCGGCTTTATTGCCGCCCTTAAGGGGGAAATTGCCGCTCTGATCAGGAAAGCAAAGCGGCGGGGCTTGCGGCCCGTGCTACGTTTAAACGGCACGTCTGACTTGCCTTGGGAAAAGTTAGCTCCGGAGTTGTTTACGGAATTCCCTCGGTTGCGCGTGTATGATTATACTAAATCCCTCCGGCGTGCCGTTGCCTTTGCTAAAGGTGAGCTTCCCCGGAATTACCACCTTACCTTCTCTTATTCTGAGACCAACGCCGCCGCCGCCGGGATTGCCCTTGCCGCCGGGGTGAACGTTGCCGCCGTGGCGGACGGGGTAAGGCCGGGGCAAAGGTTTGCTTTGCCTGGCCTGCCGGAACCCCGCCCCACCTTTTCCGCTGATCGGCATGACTTGCGTTTTCTAGATAGGAAAGCGGCGGACGGCAAAGGCCGCATCGGCATATTGAAAGCGAAAGGCAAAGCTAAGGGAGATAAGTCCGGCTTTGTCATCCGCGCAACCCCCGCTTCCCATGCGTAATCCTTCCGGCTTTCAATTCTATCCCGGCAAACGGTTGCCGGTTGTTTGCCGGGACGGGATCACCCGGCAAGCGGTTTGCACCGGCTACGCCGATCAGGTGCTTCCCGCCGCCGTTCAAGTAACCGTTGCCGGCAAACGCCGGACGGTTTCCGGCTTCATCTATAATTCCGGCACGTTCCTAAAGGCTCTTTATCTCGAAAGGCCAGCTTTTGTATTTGAGTCAACGGGGACAAACGCCGCCCTGATACCGTGGACAGCTCACAAGCCCCGCCTGGCCGCTGCCGCCCTACGTTTGATAAAGGCAACGGCATACGGCCACGGCGCCCCCGGTTACATATGGGATTGGGCAAGCGATCATGCCGCCGCCCTTGCCGCCGGTTGCCGCCATTATTACGGCACGGGGCAATGGCATGAAGGGGGTTGCGCGGCCCGTGCCGTGCTTAAACGGTTGCCGCCGGAGCTGCTGCCCCGCCTGGCGGTTTACTTCGATAAGTTGGCCGCCCTTTATCGTTTGTTCGATCCAATCGATCAAAGCCCCGTTGCCGCCCCGCCGCCCCCGCCCCCGCCGGCATGAAGCCCCGCCGCCCCGCAACCCTTACAAGCCCCGCCCCGTGCGGGGCTTTTCTTTTCCCTAGTTCGCAACCGTTCAACCGCCCCGCACAAGCCCCGGCCTTTGCCTTTACGGACGGTTTGCCGTCCGCCCTTCCCCTTTCCCCTTTTCGCCCCGTGCCGCCCCGCTCAGTCAAAGCCGGGGCAGCTTGCCGCCCCGTCCGCCCTTGCCGTCCTTCCGCCGCCCTTGCCGCCGCTTGTGATCCATGCACGGCAAGCCCCGTCCGCCGGCTTCCCTTGCCCCGTGCCGCCCTTTGCCGCCGCTTGCGGGGCTTCCCCTTGCCGCCGGCCTGCCGCCGGCCCCGTGCCGCCCCGGAAGGGCGGCAACCGTCCGCCGCTCCGCTTATTTAACGCCCCACCTTTACCCCACCTTTAAACATAGGTCACAGACCCAGGATTGGCTAATCATTATAACCTGACTAATGATTACAGGATTAAAATTTTCAAAAATCAGGGGGGTGGCAACTGGCGACTCATACTGACCCCCACCGAAAAACCGATTTTTTTCATTTTCCCCATAAAAAATTCATTTTTAGGGGCGTGACCCCGGATTTTTTTCGGATTTTTCTACGCATTTTTGCGGGGATTAATCGGCCCTAATCTCCGCGCCGTCGACACGTCGACACGCACAGCCGATTTATTATAGACAACTTTTAGCCAATAAATACGGCCATTAAATAGGCCACACATTGCTGGCTACGCATGGCCGACGTGCATGATTTGAAAACGTCGACCCCCTAAAATATTGCGACCCCTTTTATTTTTCGGAAGGATTTCCCCCCCCCGGGGTATAAGTATTTCATTGCCTTTGTTTTTTCGGGCGGTACCCCTAGGGGGTATGACAAATCCCCTATTGATGACGCTGGCTGCGACGCTTGCGGCCATGCCCGTCGAAGCCCGGGACAAGGCCGAGCTGTTGATCCTAACGAACGCCATCGGCGCGGTCGAGAGCGGCATGAACTACGCCGCCGTGGGCGACGCCGGCAAAGCGGTGGGGGCTTGGCAGGTACACGTCGCCGCCTGGATTACGGCGAACCAATGGCGTGAGCGGCACGGCCTGCCGAAGATCAGTCGGCGGGAGTGGCGGGTGCCGGAGAACCAGCGAGGCATTGCCTTGGCCTATGTGACGTGGTGCAAGGAGCGGCTCGTCGACGACGGCATCGTGAAGCCGACGCCGGAGCAAATCTATCTGGCCTTCACGATGGGCTTTAGCGGGGCGAAGTCGGTAGGCCACTCGCTGGTCACCGCGCCGAAGGCGAAGGCCGACGCTGCCGAGCGGGTCGGCAACATCTACCGGGAACTGACGAAGTGAAGTCCTACCTTTGCATCGACCCCGGTGCGTCTGGCGGCTGGGTGCTGGACGAAGGCTCCCAGATGACTTGGGGCGACAACGACGGCCTGGTCGAACTGTGTCCGCCGATCAACACGACGGTGGTCATCGAGAAGGTGCCGGCGTTCGTCGGCCCTATCCCGGCATCGGCGTCGTTCAAACTGGGCTACTCTTACGGCTGGATCGTCGGCTTGTGGCAGGGGCGCGGATTCAAGGTCGTGCTGGTGACGCCGCAGGAGTGGCAGAAGACCATGGGCGTCGGCACGAAGAAGGGTGGCGGTCACTCGACGACCGAATGGAAGAACGTATTGAAGCGGGAGGCCCAGCGTCGCTTCCCCAGCGTGGAAAAAATCACGCTCAAAACGGCTGATGCTTTTTGCTTGCTCTCCCACGCGCAGCAATTCAACCTCTGACTTCTTCCCATGATCAAGAAACTCATCAAGACCCCGCCAGCTCGCCTGCTGGCCTCCATCCCTGACACCGAGTACGTCGTCCTTTCGGACGGCACCGTGGCGCGTCGGCTGAAGCCCTACGTCGTCAACACTAAGGTGTCCTACAACATGATGCTGGACGGCGTCCTCCGCCGGGTGTCCAGCCGCAAACTCCTCGCCGCCGCTAAGGCCGTCGCCTGATATGAAATACGTCCTATACTGTTTCCTCGTCACTACCGCTACGGTATTTCTGTTCGTCGCCGCCGCCGCCTTCTTCGGCGTTCTCAAGGCTCGCAAGGACAAAGGAAAGACCGACGACGACATGGCCACGGGTATGCTCGCCAGCGTCATCTGCTGGATGCTCGGAGGTCTTTTCATCTTTCTCGCTCACCTCGCCTCCTAATATGGAAAACAACGAACTCGTCCCCGTGACGCCCCAATCGCACGACCTCGCCGTCACCGGCGTGTACGACCGCATCTCCGACCCGATGCAGGCGATCAAGACCATCGGCCTGGCCATCTTCAAGTCTGGCATCTTCGGCTTGGATAAGCCCGAGCAGGGCGAAATCCTCGCCATGCAATGCATGGTCGAAAAGAAGTCCCCGCTGGAACTGGCGCGGACATACCACTTCATCCAAGGGCAGCTCGCCATCCGCTCCGACGCCTTGCTGGCCAAGTTCCAGCAGGCCGGCGGCATCGTCGTCTGGACTGAGCGAACCGACGAGAAGGTGAAGGCCACGTTCCGTAAGGGGACGTCGTCCGCCGACATCGTCGCCGACATGAAGGAATACGTCGGCAACGGCACCGCCTTAGGCAAGGACGGCAAACTGAAGGACAACTGGAAAAAGTGGCCGCGCCGGATGTTGACCGCCCGTGCGATCAGCGAGGGCGTCCGCCTCATCGCCCCGGAGTGCTGCTTCGGCACCTACACCGTCGAAGAACTCGACGCCACGCCTTCACGCCCCGTCGTCCGACAGAATACCCTCACCCTCGACGAACTCGTCCCTGAAGCCAAGCGGGACGCCGCCGTCGCCGTGCTACGGCAGGTGGGACACTTGACTCCTGAGCAGGGTTGGGCAGACATCTCGCAGGACTTGGCCGACACCCTTTGCAAGAAGCCTGGCCCGTTCCTCACCGCCGTCGACTCGCACCTTTCCCTATGAGCCACCCCCCCGAAGAAATCGTCCACG